ATTAGAGAGTGGGCACAGAAAGATGGTAATAGAGGTTTGTATGCTGTAGATGAATTTGGTCTATACAATGGATATAACGCAACTGAGTCTTCTAGAAAGATGGTTGCAAGCATAGGACCAGGTAAAGCATATATTAAAGGTTATGAGATTGTCAATAAAGAGACTAAGTATCTTGAGATAAACAAAGCAAGGGAGAGTCTTTCTACTGACAATGTAAATTTAAAATCAAGAGGTCTCCCATCATTTAGTGTTACTAATGTATTTGGTAGCGTTCCTTTAAATAAAGAAGGATCTGATCTTACTGCATATCCTAATGTATTTTTATACAGTACATTTAATGATGGTTCAGTTGGATTGAATAATACAGAATTATCTACAGATCATAGACAAACAATTGATAGAAGAGGTCTTAACTTCACTCCAGACGATGGTATTAAAACTATTACACTTCAGATAACCAATACTACAACTCTTATAGGTGCTGTAACAGATGCGTCATTTCAAAATCAGTTTGCAACTCTCTATTATATCAAGACAAGAAGTGATCTTGGTACTCCAACAGCAATTGGTTCTTTTAAAACATTATCTTTTGCCACTACTAATAAACCACTTATCAATGCATCAACATCTGTTCAGTTTTTAGAACTTACAGTATTTGGTCCTAAGAATGAGTTAGAACAGTTATTGTTAGAGTATGATTTATCTGATACTGAATTTAAGAGAAAAATTTTCTTAACAGAAGCAAATGCACAAACAAACTCAGGAGATGAGTTTGGATTTATAGTAGATTATTCTCCTACTATTACTCCTGTTATTGGTAAAGTAAAACCAAATAACTTTTTCTTAAAGCAAAGAGGTTCTGGATTTAATTCAGATTCAGATATCGTTCTTTCTAGAGGTCGTCTTGCTGCAGGAACCAGTGCATATAATACAACATTTGGATTCTCATACTTCGATCCACAGTTCTTTACTAAGATAGTTTTAGAATCTGTTCCTACAGGAACTAACGCATTTGATGAAGGTAAGTATGTATTTGGTATTACAAGTGGTGCTTATGGTGTTGTAGAAGGAACTGCATCTGGTGTTTATAGTACAGGTGTACTACTATATGTAAAGACTTTATCTGGTAGATTTTTACCTGGTGAGACAATTAGAGATGAAAGTGGTAGTACTGTAAAAATTGCAAGAGAAAATACAATATCACATTTTATAATTCAAAATAGAGGACTAGGATATGCTGATGGTGCTACTCTATTAATTAACGGTCTAGAATTTGATAGTTCTAAGATAGAACTTTCTAGAACTACAGATGGTAAACTTTATAAAGCATCTGTTGCTAATAGATCTGCTGTAGGTATTGAGTATGCTCAACCTCCTGCTATCACTGTAAAAAATCCAGAGGGTTCATCTGCTCCTAATGCTGCTGCAAGTATTGTTCCTATTCTATACAGAGATACAGTAACAACATACACACCACAGAATGTTAAGTCTATTGGTTGTGCTTATGGTTCTGGAAATGCAAATGATTTCTCTGCTGATGTTGTTGTAGATAGTCAAAAGTATTCTGAGATTAAGACTGTAACTGACTATACATTCTTTGGTTCACAAGGATCTACATTTATTGAATCAACAAGTTTCAGTGCTGATGCGTCAGGTGCTGTACAACAAGGTGATCTTGTACAATTCTCAGATGATGATAACAATCTAGTTCGTGCTATTGTACAATATGCAACAGAACAAGAAGGAGCATATAAATCTAGAATTTACCTAGACACAGCTTTGCCTGGTGCAGTCACTAACGCTAGTATTGTAAGATTACGTCCAAAGGTAGATAATGCTGCAAGTGGTACATTACTATTTTCTACTGGTAGTAAGCAAGTATCTCAAATATCTGCTGGTGGAGATGATACTAAAATTAAGTATTACTTCCGTAGAGATTTTGTAACTACTGCAACTACAGGTGGTGGTACAATTACATTTGCTGCACAGTTACCATTTGGTACACAAAGATTTGCTGCATTTAGTGAAGAAAATTATATTATTACTGTTTTAGATCCTGGCGATGCACCTGATATTATTAAAGGTGATATCATATATGTTCCAGAAGATGTTGTAGATATTTCATCTGCTACAGACACTGCTAGTGGTCTTACATCTGGTAGTATCAGTCTTCAGTTAACATCATCATATTTTGGAGATATACCAACTAATGGTGCTTTCCCTAAACTTAAATTAACTGCTACTCTTGAAGTATCTAACGCAAAACCAAGACTTAAAACTGTAGTAAAGAATAAGAGAATTACAGTTACATCTGCTGGTGATAGAGTTGTTCCATTAAGAGGAACAGATTATGATACAGAAGTTGTAGAAATTTTATCTTATTCAGATGCATTTAAGTTAAACTACGTATATGAAGGAACATCATCACAACCTCCTGAGATTGATACTGCTGGTAACATAATTTCTGGTACTGATGTAACATCAAGATATACATTTGATGATGGACAGAGAGATACAATATATGACGTATCACGTATTGTTCTAAAACCAGGTTTTGAAGAAACCACTGGTCAACTTGTTATATCTTTTGATTACTTTGAGCATTCACAGGGAGACTTCTGTACTATTGACAGTTATTTACATGAAGCAGGAGTATCAGAAGATGAGATCCCATCATTTGATTCATCTGTTCTTGGTATTACAGAACTTAAAAATGTAATTGACTTCAGACCAAAAGTAGATAGCACTGCTATTATACCAGGTTTCCTTGATACATCTATACTAGAACGAACCGATGGATCATTTGCTGGTGCTGGTGCTATTGTTGCAAGTAGTCCTGCCCCTGATAAAAATTTAGAATACACATTCTCATTCAGTCAAGTTCAATATCTAGATCGTATTGATGGTATATTCTTAGATAAGAAAGGTAATTTTGTGGTTAATGAGGGTAACTCTTCTCTTAACCCAACTAAACCAGATATGATAGAAGATGCAGTGCCACTCTTTTATGCATATATTCCTGCATTTACAACAACAAGTAAAGACGTAAGAGTCACACCTGTAGACAATCGTCGTTATACAATGCGTGACATTGGTAAGTTAGAAAAACGTATTGAAAGATTAGAATATTACACAACACTTAGCATACTAGAACAGCAAGCACTTAATATGCAAGTTAAGGATGAGATTGGTTTAGACAGATTTAAGTCTGGTTTTGTTGTCGATAATTTTGAAGCACATAAAGTTGGTAATCTTAAATCATTAGATTATCGTTGTGCTGTTGATGCTCAACAATCTGTATTACGTCCACAATCTAAAGAAGATTCTATAGGATTAGTAGAAGTTAATACAAGAGAAGATCAAAGGGCAGTTTCTGGATATCAAAAATCAGGACATATGGTAACACTTCCATATTCTCCATTGTCTTTATTGGGTAATAGTTTTGCTTCTTCTAAAGTAAATCCAAATCCATTTGTTGTATTGCAATATGTTGGTGATAGTGATATATCTCCATCAATAGATCAGTGGTATGACAATAGTATAGAACCAGTTGTTGTAGATACAAATACAGATCTATTCAATATATTCTTGGCAAAAGAAAGTGTAAAAGAAAGTTTTTCTAGTTTACATAATTCTTTTGTTATCAACTGGGTGGGTGCTACTTCATCCTTTACTGCTATTAACTCATTAGGTGAAGTAAATACACAAGTTGCTAATACATCTGTACAAACTGCATCTGTTGGTAGTACATCTAATATCAGTCCACAAAATAACGAAGTAGGTAAAGGATTACAAACTAAATCTGTGAGAGATAGTATTGTATCTACATCATTATCATTCTTTGCAAGAAGTAAACCTATCAAATTTAAAATTGGTAGAATGAAACCCAACACAAGAATTTACGTATTCTTGGAAGGGAGAGATATTAGTCGTTGGATAAATCCTGATCTTAGATTTACTGGTATTGCAGGAAACTCTTTATCAGCATTTAACGGTCCTATAACAACTGATGAATATGGTAACGCATCTGGTTTAATTATCCTACCATCTGGTTATCCACCAAATGAAAATGCTGTTTGGGGTGGAGACATTGATACTGTTGGATATGACGAATCAGCGGAAGCATTGAATTTTACTACAGGAACTCTTACATTTAGATTTACATCTAGTTCTACCAATGCAGCAAAAACAGATGTTGACACATATACAGAGGTTAAGTATTATGCTACTGGTATTCTTCCAGAAAATCCTTCTAGTATTGTTTCTACAAAACCATCTATCTTTAAATCTAACGAAGGTGTTCAGTTAATTGAAAGTAACACTGATAATCCTGTAAGACCTAATCCTCTTGCACAAACATTTAAAGTAGAGAACTTAGATGGTGGATGTTTTGTAACTGGTGTTGATTTATACTTCAACAAAAAGAGTTCTACAATTCCTATTAAAACATACATTTCAAATGTAGATGCTGAAAAACCAGCAAAAAATATTGTACCTGGTAGTGAGAAAACACTAACACCAAATACATTTCTAAAATGTGCTGCTAGTGGTAATATGTCTATACTTAGAGGTGAAAATGTCACTGGTGCATCTTCATCTGCTTCAGGTCCTATTTTATCTGTATTTGATAAAAATAATGTAGAGTTAGTTGCTACAGCATCTGGTAGATATAGTCTTACAAATGAGCAAGTATATACTGTAGTTCTTAGTAACCATAATGGTAAATCATTTATACAAAATGAGGATTTAATTATTCCATCTGTTACTCTTGCTAATGATACAGGTGGTACAGATTTTGTTCTTTCTATTGTAAAGGATAGTGGTAAATTATCTGATATTAGAATTACAAATACTGGTGTAAATTATGACAGTGCAATTCTTACTATTGAAAGTCCACAATTACCTGGTGGATCTACTGCTACAGCAAGTATAGAAGTTTCTGGTGGTAAAATTTATAACGCTGAAGTAGCACTTAGTGGATTTGGATATACAGAAGCACCATCAGTTGTTGTGAAAGGCGTCGGAAATGGTGCTGGAGGATGTGAAATACAAACCTTTATAGAAATAGATACACCAGCAGTTAGAATGGGTGTAGCGGTTGATACAGAGGGTGTTACACAATCAACAACTCCTACACATTTTGGATTTGATTATCCAGTATATCTACAAAATGATACAGAATATGCTCTTGTAATCGAGACAGATTCTATTGATTATGAATTATGGTCATCTAAGTTAGGGGAAACCGACATAGCAACAAGTACGGTCATCACAACCCAACCAGGTTTAGGTTCGGTTTACCGTTCTCAAAACACTGAGAGTTGGACAGAAGATATATTTGAAGATCTTAAATTTACAATGTATCGTGCAGAGTTCAATACATCTAGACCAGCAGAACTATTAATTAAGAATGATAGTTTAGGTTATGAATTATTAGAAAGTAATCCATTTGAAACTAATGCAAGTGCTAATACAAATTCAACATCTAAATTATTCAAAAATAATAATACTATAATCAAAGTAAATCATAGAGATCATGGATTTGAGACTACTGGAAATTCTTATGTGTTCTATAGAACTGCTAAAGAAATTGGTGGTATTACATCATCTATTTTAAATGAATCACTATTTCAAGTGAGTAACTCTGGTGTTGACACATATAATATACAGTCATCTTCTCAAGCTGCTGGTAATTCCGTTGGTGGTGGAGATATGGTATATGCTTCATTTAATAGAAAATTTGAGACATTATATCCACAAGTTTCTTACTTATCATTTACTGGTACATCATTAAAAACAGAAGTTAAAACAACTGATGTAATTCCTGTAGATTCCACATCTACAAATTATACTTCATATTCACAGGCAAGTTATGAAAAGACATTCTTAAATGAACCTCATTACTTTACTAATCAGAAGTTTATTGCATCTGACATCAACGAGACTTTGAACAATCTATCTGAGTCATTGACATACAAAATGACCATATCGTCTACTTCGTCTCATTTGAGTCCAATAATAGATTTATCAAGTGCTACTGTAAAAACAGTATCAAACAGAGTTGAAAATGCTACTGGACAAGAAGATAGATTTGGTAGAAGAGATCAAGTGGTTGAGTTTTATCCTGTATATCAATTTAATCTTGCAGGAAATGGCGGTACACAGTTACAAGCAAATCAAACAATTAAAGGTGTAACTACAAAAACATCTGGTACTATTGCTAGAGTGGATGGTCAGGTTGTATATGTTAGAGTTAAGACAAGTCAATTCTTCCAAAAAGGAGAAACGGTAACACTAGGAAATCAATTAGGTCTTACAAGTGTTGTTGTAGATTCAAATCCATCACAAGTATTCGCTTCTATAGATGACGCTGCTACTATTGTTGCACGTAATCCAAATGTATTAAATGAAACTTATGATAATGTGATTACTGGAAAAGCAACTATTTGGAATACTCAAACTCAACAATTAACATTAAGAGTTGATACTAATCCAATTAATGATGATTTTACTGGTAGAATAATTGACAACGTTCTTTACAATAGAAATGCAGTTACTGGAGATCAGGTTGCTGATATATTCCGTGTAGGAGACTTTATTAAATATCCAAATCAACCAGATGATCAAAATTCATATCTTGAAATTGGAAAAATAACTTACACCAATGGTTTAGATTTTGTTGCTGAGGATACATCTAAGAATGGTTCTGCGGTTGCTAAGTATGTAACTAAGGAAGTTACTATTACAAATCCAGCGACTGCTATTGATGTACACTTACTAGCAAATGTTCAAAACATAGAAAATCTAAAAGTATTCTTCAAGTATAAGAAAGCATCTAGTCAAGAAAACTTTGAAGATATTGATTGGATATACTTCAATACATCAGGTGAACCAGATGCATTTGAGATAGCAACAAGTGAGAATACAATATCAGGTATTGTAGAGAAACAATCTTCCTATCAAGATTTAAAATATAGTGTTTCAGATCTTCCAGAATATTCATCATTTGCTATCAAAATAGTGATGACTGGTTCTGATCCATCATATGTTCCCAAGGTACAAGACATAAGAGCAGTAGCTGCGTTCTAGTTTCCGCATATGGAATTTATAAAAGTTTCTGGACATGATGGTCTTGTAAGAGATCAAAATACTGGTGCTATCATCAGTTTGGACGATTCTGCTATGGAAGCTAGACGTAAAGCAAAACATCTAAGTTCCGCATTGGATGACATAAATACATTGAAGAATGAAGTTTCTGAGATTAAATCGTTACTTAGAGAGTTAATAAAAAATGCCAGCAATTAATGTAGCAAAAACTGATACCTTTGAGAGTCAAAGGCAGAAGATTAACCAGATTAGTAATCAAATATTTACTATCTCTGCGGGAGGTAGTGATCTATCTACTGGTATTTTAAGATTAGGTGACGGTACAAAACCACTTCCGTCATTAGCTTTTACCAATGATATTGATACAGGACTTATCAGAAGTCAGTCAAAGACAATAGGAGTAGTTTCAAATACTAAATTAATTGCTGAGTTTAATAGTACAGATAATAGATTTTTTAATGATGTAAATTTTATCAAAAATAGTTTAGGATCAGGATTTTTAGATGTTACTAATGCTGGTCAAAATTATGATGATGGATCTTATCAGAATATTCCTGTAATTGGTGGTTCTGGTATTGAAGGTTCTTTGAATATTACTGTTGAAGCATTTTTAGGAAGTATTACCAATGCTGGTGTAGATTATGTACCTGGTTCTTATTCAAGTGTTGCCTTAACAGGAGGAAATGGATCTGGTGCTGTTGCAAGTTTTGAAGTTACTGGTCTTACGGGAGATATAACACAAGCTGGTTCTGGTTATACAGATGCAATATACAATGGTGTTGATTTTACAGGAGGACAGGGATCTGGTGCAAAATTTAGTTGTAATATAAACAATGGAGAAGTTACATCTGTAAACGTTATTGAAGATGGTGTTGGATATAGAAATGGTGATGTTCTTTCAGCAACCCAAGCAGATTTGGGTGGAACTGGTTCTGGGTTTCAATTTACTGTTAGCAGTTCACCAGGTGTTATTGATTCTACAACACTTAACTTCACTCAAAGAGGAACTGGTTATCAAGTTAATAATGTTTTAGGTCTTGCTGGTGCAGTAAATGGTGTAAGTACAACATTAGATAGTAATACTACAGATATTACAGTCACTCAAGCACAAGCAGATGATATTCAAGTAGGATTTGTCGTATCACAAGTTAGTGGTGCTGGAATTCTTGTAGGTAGTGGTAGTCCTGGCGGTGGTCAAAATCCAACTGTATTTGGAATTAATGGAACAACAATTACATTATCTGGTAGTCCAGATACTTCTGGATCTGCTGTTTTAAACTTTACACCACCATGGGGTGTCCCTGCAACTCCATTTGCATACACTGTAAATTCAGTTGGTTCTGTAGATACTGTAAGTGTTAGTAATGGTGGTAGTGGTTATGCTGCTGGTGATGTTCTTACTATATCTGAATTTGATTTAACTCAACCAGTCGTCTACACTGTAAATGTAACACCAGTAGATACCATCACTTTTACTGGCACTGTTCCATCTAATTTTGTGTCTGTAGGGGATAATATCTTTGTACCAGGTGGAGGTGTTCAAACTACTACTGTTACAACACAAACGACAATTGCAGGAGAATCTGGTAACTCTTATACAGGTATAACTGGATCATCATCACAAAATGGTTCTGGTGCTGTATTTACTGTTAATAGGGGTTTTACTGGAGATATTGCTACAGTATCAGTAACCAATCCTGGAACTGGATATGTAGCAACTGAGACAGTTACAATCCTTGGTGCAAATGTTGGTGGTTCAACTCCTACAGATAACATAGTAATTACTGTAGATAGTGTTAGTGCTGATGGTCCTACTGCAAAGGTTGAAGAAATTATACTTACTAGCGGAAACATTACTACACTAGTAGTAGATAGACAAAATAATGCTGTTAGTCAAGGTGATTCAATTGCAAAAGTAGGAACTCCAGCAACAACATACGAAACTGATACTATTGATCAAAGAAATGTATATTATCTAGATGATGGTAATGGATCAGTATACCTCCCAGATTTAACTCTTTATTCTGGTAATAGATATAGATTTAATAATTCTGCACAAAGTTCACATCCATTCAGATTTTCACAATTTAGAGATGGTACTCATCCTCCAAGTGCTATTACTGGAGTTACAACAACAGTTGATCTTAGCACTTCTACAAAAACAGTTATAGTTAATGATACAGGTGGTATTGTTGTAGGAATGGCAGCTTCTTCTGTTGGAACTGGAGGAGGATCTGGAGGACTTGGTGTTGGCACATTTGTACAATCTGTAGATAGTTCAACACAACTTACATTAACAGAGTTTCCTACTGTTGCAGGTCCTGCAACATTAGAGTTTAATGGATTTGCATATACAGAAAATGTGAATTATGAAAGTGGTTATTCTGAAATTCTGATTCAAGATACAACTCCAAGTCCCCTCTATTATTATTGTGCAGTGCACCCAAATATGGGGGGTTTAGATCAAAATGAAGCAACATTAACTATTAATACAAATAATCCAAAAACTTTTGGATCTGGATTTTCAGTCACATTAACTGATGTAGTTTCTTCCAGTGCAGCAGCAATTGATATTGGAAACAGAAGAATTACAACTGAAGAAATTAATTCTACTAGTGGATCAATCAATACTTTATCAGTAGGTGGAAGTTTAACTGCTCCAAATATTTTGGGTGGAACTGCTTCTTTTACAACTATTAATTCTTCCTCTAACTTTACATTAAATGCAACTGGTTATGATGCCACTATAACTGCTGATAATTTTAAGGTAGGAGCATTATTTAATGTTGCAAGTGCCACTGGCAATCTTCAAACTAGTGGAGAAATTAAAACATTAGGAACTGTTAATGTTAACGATATCATTAATATTAACAATAACAATATTAGCACAACAGCAGGAAGTAATCTTAACTTAACACCAGCAACTGGAAGAACTGTAAAAGTAGATGCTACTAGTGCTCTTATAATTCCTGTTGGTGACAATGCTGGAAGACCTGGTTCTGGTATTGTAGAAAGTGGTGCTATTAGATTTAATACAGATAATGGTCAGTATGAAGGATATAGTGGATCTACATCTTCTTGGTCTTCTCTTGGTGGTGTAAGAGATTTAGATGGAAACACTTACATCTTAGCAGAAGAGACTGTTGGTGCTAATGATAATAACTTATGGTTTATCAATGATAATGTCAATACTATAAGAGTATCACCAACATACCTAGAATTTGTCAACATGAAGAAGATGCGTTCACCAAACGTATCTGCTCCTGATTATAGTGATTGGACTGCTAATACTCCAGTGCTTATAAATTCTTATCTAAAATGGAAAAATAATTTATATAAAGTAACTACTGCTGGTACTACTGGTTCGAGTGGTAGTGAACCAACACATACAACAGGAACTCAAACAAATGGAACTGCAGAATTAGAATATTCACAATTAGCAGTTGCACCTCTTACTTTTGAAGATATTGAAGAGATAAGAATAGGTCCTACAGGAGATTTACCATTAGTTATTAGTGGTGATTTGAGATTCATAGACAATGTTATTTCAACAGATGTTAATGATTTATTCATAAGACCTAACTCTGGTAAAAAAGTAAATATTGATGCTGCTACCTCTCTTGTAGTTCCAAATGGAACTACTGTAGAAAGAGGAACTCCAGAACAAGGATCAATTAGATTTAATACAACTGATAGTTTATTTGAAGGTTATGATGGAAGTAACTGGGGTTCTCTTGGTGGAGTAAAAGACGTAGATCAAAATACTTACATTATTCCAGAATTATCTGCTGGATCAGATGAAAATATTTTATACTTCTACAATAGTGGAAATAATACAATACGTGTTACTGGAACCGCACTTGAATTTCATAGTATAGATACAGTTAATTCTGTTACTAGTCAACAACTTGAAATAACTGCAAACTTGTTGACATTTAATAATGCACAAACCACATTTGATAATTCAGCAGCGGACAAGACCTTCCTACATACTGCAAAACAGTATTTTGATCTTGGTGTTTCCTCAGGTGTTTATGTAGATCCAATTCTTAGATTGGATGATCAAGGTGATGTGTATTTGAATACTGGTTTTGGAACTGGAAATTATAATGGAGTTAAGGTCTTTGATGGAGATCTTAAAGAATTTGAATTAGCAGATATTAAACTTTCATCTGAGGTGATTACTTTAATTAAAGGTTCTTCTAACACTGGTGGATCCAACATATATGATACTGCTGTTGCTAAAGGAGCAAAAGTAGTTTTAATAGCAGAAAACACCAACACTAATGAAAAAGAATTTATTGAGTTTGGTGTTACAGATGATGGATCAAATATATTCCATACTGAATATGGTAACTTAAGAACCGACTATCAATTAGTTGTTCCTACGTTTGAATATACTTCTGGAAACCTAGCAAGGTTAAATATAACCTTAGGAGCAAATGTTCCTGCTACTAATTCAATTAAAATTACTATTTCATCCACAGTTACTAAGAAATAAAAATGGCAACTACTCTAGAACAATTTGACTCAACTGGTGGTTTTTCCATTGCCAAAACCGCAGTTATTGACGAACTTAGAAATGGTAAAGATTTCAACACACTTGAAATAAAAAATTCACAATATAGTGATGGCAATACAACAACATATATTTTGAGAGGTGTTAATACAGCATCTCTAGCATTAGATGCTGTAGGAACTCAAATTCCTATTGCTAATAATACTATGAATTTTGTTACTGGTCATGTTATTGCTGTTAATGATACTGGTGTTGTTTTTACAAACAAACTAGAGACAGCAGTATATTGTGATGGTGGTGGCAACGTTACTGTTATGTCTACAATGGAGACAGTTATAAAAGATGACATTCCCTCAGGTCAAACTTGGTCAATTGTTCCAGTTGGTGCTACAAATAGATTTTCATACTCAACAGTTAGAGCTGGTACTACCAATACAATTAAATGGGCAGTATCAACTACAGTAAATAGTCTAGCTTGGGTTTGATGATGCTAAATATAACTGAGGATAATACAGGTTCTGGGAGTTAAACTGCGACATGGCAATTCATATTAATTCCGATAAAGAAAAGTTTAGGGCGGGTAGTCCCAAACTCATCGGTGACAATGAACTTACCGTTAGAGGTGGGACTGGTGCGAATGAAAAAGAAATTTTAAGAACGCAACTAGATGAAAATACAGGATTGCCCCGTGTTGGTATAAACAGAACGGGTCAGAGAGTTAATGAAGTAAAAATAATATCTGGTGGATCTGGATATATATCTGCACCAACAGTAACAATCGGTGCACCAGCTGGTGGAGGAGTTCAAGCACAAGGTTCTGCATTTATCTTTAACGGACAAGTTGTTTCTGTTGCTATTAATGAACCAGGTAGTGGATATGTTACTGCTCCATTAGTTACTTTATCAGGTGGTGGTGGTGCTGGTGCTTCAGTAGAGGCAGTTCTTGATACTGTAGACTTTGAACTTGATATTAACGGTGCTATTAGAACCTCTACTTCTATCATCTCTGACACTGCGAGAATCCTCAACCTTGACATTGATAACTTTGTTACTCCTAACGCAGCATTTAGAGCACCATCTTTAAAAACTTTTGCAAATAATACTGGAACTTTATGGTCACCCAATATTATTCTACAGGAAAATGCATACAGGTACTTTGGTGCCAATATGTATCAAGCATTGAATTCTGGACAAACTGGAAACCTTGCTCCTACACATACAGATGGTATTGAATTAAATGGCGAAGTACAGTTCAAACACATTGGTTTCCGTGTTGTAGATCAAAATGCATATGGTTATTCATCAACACCAGAGTCAGGAGAATTTCCTCGTTCTATCACACCTCTACTAGGTGATAGATCAGACAAGATTGCAACAACAGAATATGTTCTTAACCTAGCAACAAATGACGTTGGTGGTCGTATTTACGTTTCTCAGCAGATTGGTTCTGACCTCAACGATGGTCGTTCTGCTGTAAACCCAGTTAGAACTATTAAGAAAGCAGCACAATTAGCATGGGCAACACCTGGCGTTAAAGAAACACTTATTGTATCTGGTGGTGACTATGTAGAAGATAACCCAATATCACTACCACCTGATGCATCAGTTGTTGGAGACAACCTTCGTCTTGTTATCATCCGTCCTGCTAACCCAAAGAAACACATCTTCAAGTTTGGTGATAAGAACTATGTGATTGGTGTTACTTATAGAGATAAGATTGACTCTAATGGTGATCCAGTTGCTACTTGGGATTTCTCCATGGTCTTTGACGATAAGCAAAGAGTAATACTCGATGCAGATGCAAATGGAGATTTTGGAACATCTTGGCCTATAGGACATCAGATATTCGGTCCTGATCAATTTAGAGTTGGTTTCCAAGACAACACTGGTTTGAGTACATTACAAGCTGGTTTACAAGTTGTTGGTGTTAACACTGGTGCTAGAGCATCTATTGCTGATGTTGTGTTTGATTCAACCACAGGTGCTAATGCGTATATATCTGGTACGATTGATATCAAATTAGATAGTGGTTCTTTTGTTGAAGGTGAACAATTTAATTACGTTACATCAATTCAAACTGGTGCTCAACAATCATTAACAACATCAGGTACAACCGCTGCTAATAAAATTACATATACTACAGATCCCACATCTGTAATTCCTCCAGCGACATATGTGTATCTTTCTGATGTTGGAAATGCAACATTTACACCTTCTGCTGGTTATTATCAAGTCGCTACAATTACAGCAAATGATGCGAATAGTCCTACAGCATGGGAAGTAGAATTTGTACCTCTTTTAGGAGCGACTGGTTGGAGTGTCGTTGCAACAGCATCAATAGAAACATTTCTTGGTAATGCTCAGGTAGAAACAATAAACACAAATAATCTTAAATCAATTAGAGCTGAGGGAGAGGTTGTATCTGTTGACGAAGATTATACTACATCATTACCTATTTCTAGAATTGATTTTTCATTACAAGGTGATGCTAGTATTGCTCAAGGTGGTTTCCAAAATGCACAGTTTGGTAATGCAGAAGATTTAGGTGGTATTGTATTCTATACAAACGCATTGGTTGGTAGAAATAATACACACGAATTTAAAGAAGGACAAGAAATTTTAATTGAAGGTCTTTCAACAGGTTCTCCAGACTTATCAATGTTAAATGGTAGGCAAAGAATCTACAAAGTCTTAGAAGACGCTGATGGTCGTTGCAGAAGATTTGTAATTCCTAAAAAATTACCAGCAATAACTCAAGCTAACTATGATCCTGGTCAATTTGCTCTTGTAAAATCGGCATCAAAATCAGTTACATTATCACTACTAAACTCTCCAAACAAATTTTCTCTATCTTCACCAGTAGACAGAAGATTCCAAGACGCTTGTACATATCTTCGTAATAACAGAGAGTTTATTGCTGATGAAGTTCTTGGCATGATCAATGCACAATTTGCTAGACTTCATTACTCTGTTTATGACATTGGTGCTGGTGGTGGAAATGATTTTAAAATATTCATTGGTCTTGCAGAACAAGAACACACATATGTCTCTGGTGGTACAGTAACTTTTAACGGAAATACTGTCAATGTAACTGATTTTGTTTATGACAATATAGTTACTGGTAATGCAACAGTTACCACAGACGCTCCTCTTGCAGGATTGGTAGAAGATTCTACAATTAAATTAGAGAGTCTAACATTATCTTGTGATGCTGGACAAAAAATATATCCTGCTTATAGTGCACCTAGTGCTAATGGTAGTGATGGTGACGTACAATGTAAACAAGACGTTGTTCACTTTATCAATGCTATCATAAGAGATTTAGAATTTGGAACAAACTTTAATATTATTGACGCTGCGAAAAAATATATTGTTGGTGGAAAAGTAACATATATTGAAGATGAAATTATTGAAAACGTTCGTGCTATTGAATATGCTAGACAGTTAGCAATCTATGCAATAAGAAACTGGAGAACTGGAAATGGAACTCCTAGTGAACCAATTTATACACCAAAATATTCTAGTATAACAAGATACTTTGATGATACTGTTATCACAGCAACTGCAGGAAATCCTGCTTGTGCTAACGTAGTATCTGCTATTGATACTCTAGCATTCTTATGGGTAGATGTTATTACCAACAATGCATCAGGAACATATCTAGATGCTGCATATTTAATTTCTAGAAACAAAAATCTTATTGCAGATCAAGCATTAATTGATACTGAAGCTGCTTATCCTCTTTTACAATTAAATGATGTAAACCAAAGAAAATGTCGTAGAGATGTAAGAAAAGTATTAGATGGTTTAGTCAAAGATTTAGTATTGGGTGGCAACGATGGTATATTAAATGCTGCTGAGTCATACTTTACAGGAACTGCGTTAACTGGTATTCAAGAGGCACAACGCCCTGCTACAATATATGCGTTTGGAAGGGCAAGATTGTATGCTATCGCAGCAATGCGTAACTGGACTGATGGCAATACAATAGAAGTTACACCAACTAACTCTACATATAATTCTTCATCAGGTGAATTAACTGTTACATTTCCCAATCCTTCAATTCCAGTTAGTATTGGAGACAGAGTTGCTTTTAAAGAGGATGCACTTAATTTCTCTTGTACATATAATGGTACAACAGCAAATCATCCTGGTCCTAATCAAACAGATCCAACATACGGAAAGAGTTTTAACATATACAATAAAACAACTACTGCAACAGACACAATAATCTATTGTAATGTTGGAGATGCAGGTCCTGCTGCTGGTATAGCACACACATTTGTAAGTGCTATAAGTGATGGAACAATTATAATTTACAACCCAACAGACTTAACATCAACTATTCCTAAATTTGAAGATTGGAATATTCTTCTTGATGCAAGTGCTGGTGCTGCTAGTTCAGTATTATCACCAACAAATGCCACTTACGATGGTGGAACTGGTTTATTAGAATTAACAGTTGGTTCTGGTCATGGTGTAACCACATCAAATACAGTTCGTATTGCAGAAAATGCAATAACAATGACTTGTGGAATGGACAACAATGCTACTGAGCATAGTTATCCACAAATTGGTCAACCAGCATATGGTAATAATAGACCTGTTACCGCTGTATCTACAACAACTATTACTGTTGATGTTGGACAAGCTGGTGCAAATACAACATTTACTCCTACAGATGCTACTTATGATCCTGTAAGTGGTTTATTAGTTCTAACTATTGGATCACATAATTTAAGTCTAGATGAAGGTATCGTTATCGCTGACGATTCACTTACATTTACATGTACGATGGATGGCAATCAAAGTCAAAAAACTTATCCTCGTGCAGCTATTGATTATGTATCTGGAAGATCTATTCCAATCATAGCAACAACAGCTGAAACAATCAGTGTAAACGTTGGTGCTGCTGGTGCTAATAAAACATTTACTCCAAGTAATGCGGTTTACGATCCTAATACAGGTGATATGATACTCACCTTAGGTCAACATGGTTTAGGAGTAGGGCGTGGAATTACTATTGCAGATAATTCTCTTGTATTCACATGTGCTCAAGATAATAATGCTACAAACCATTCATATCCAAGATCTACTGATCCTGCATCTGGAACTTCTAGAACAATTACTGCTGTTAGTGAGTCTCAGCATACAGTCTCAAATGCAACATATACACCTAGCACTGGTGTAATGGTAGTTACCAGTGCTGGTCATGGATTTAGCAATGGTGATTACGTTAAATTTGATGATGATTCATTAACATTTACATGTTCTCTAGATGGTAATGCAACAAATCATACTTACCCACGTGCTACAGATCGTGCTAGTGGAAGATGGTTACTTATATCAAACAAAACTAATGATACATTTGAAGTTAATGTTGGTATTACTGCATTTGGAGGAACACATGCCTTTGTCAGTGCAACATCAAATGGTCTAAAAAGACAGACAGGAACAATTACTGTTAATGTTGGAACATCATCTAACGTAACTACTCACACATTTGTAACTGCTGTAACTGATGCGATAGGATATTCTCCAACCTCAGCTCATACATTTGTAAGTGCATCTACTGGTGCTGTTATTCATCAACCATCTGCTGCTCATACATTCAAGAGAATGGATTCAAATTCTGTGTCTGTATATGCTGCAGGAGCTGCACCGTTATGTGCTAACGTTGCAACATCTATCAACACAATTATGAGTCTATTGGAAGATGTTTTAGATGGAACAACTGCTGCTGGTGCTACAACAAGAACATACGGAACATTGTATGATCCTGCATTAATTTACACATATCCAGATTCTTTCTTATATGATGAGTTTAACAATAGAGTAGCAATTCGTGGTGACTTTGATGACTTCCCAATTATTGAAGCATCTCCATATACACAGAACGCATCTGTTATCTCCTTCTTAGGAGGTGGTGGTGCACTGGTTGATGGATCTAAAGTCAAACAACCCAACTGCCCATTTCCTGGTCTTGAACTAGATGGATCTGCATCCTTCCCTAATCAGGGTAAGTCAATGGTTGCATCTGCATTCACGATTGTCTCCTTTGGTGGTACTGGATATAAAGTTATTAACGATGGTTATACACAGTTAGTTTCTGTGTTCGTTATCTTCTGTCAAGATGGTGTACTTGCTGAGTCAGGTGGTTATTGTTCTATTACTAACTCTGCTACAAACTTCGGTACATATGCTCTCCGTGGTGTTGGATACAGAGCAGAGTGCTACTCATTTGACCAAGGTATAATCAGTAATGTATCTGCTACACCTACAGGTAGAACAATACTTACAGTTAGTGGATTAGGAAGAGAACCACTAGAGCATTATGTTGGTAAAATTGATGGATTAGAAAATACTGCAGATGGAATAGAATACTTTGTTGATGTCGTTGCTGGTGTTACTGTAGGTCCTCCATTCTCTGCACAGTTAACATTTGATGATGGTACTGGTGGTGC